GGCGGAATAGGCACCCGTCTATACGGGAAATTTAACGTGGCTTGGGCGTGGAACTAATATGGCTGTTCAATTTCAAGGAAATGGCGGCACAGTAGCCGAGGTGGACGGGACCACGTTCCGGGCTATCCGGGTTAGTTCCAAGCCGCTTGATTACGGAACTCTTGGGCATTATCGGGTTGCTTCTACCGTTGCGCTTGTGGTCACTCAGGCTGCTAACGGTACTTTGTTCTCATGGCGCTGGGCGGACGCAACAAGGCTTGCGGTGCTGACGAAGGTTCGTCTTTCCTGTATGCAAACTGCAGCAGCAACGGCAACCATAATGCCGTCCTTTGAAGTGTTGATTGCTAGATCGTTTACCGTTTCTGATTCTGCTGGAACTGCCGTTACCCTGACTGGCAACAACATGAAGAAACGTACCTCTATGGGCACGTCTCTGGTGACGGATATTCGTAAGAGTGCGGTTGCTGCTGGATGCACGGCAGGAACGCGCACCTTGGATGCGGACGCCATTCTTCAGATGCCAACGCAACAATTGATTACCACCCCTAACACGACGCTGTATCAGGTAGAACTTGATATCGGAGTGGGTGACGGAAATCACCCATACGTGTTTGCACAAAACGAAGGATTCATCGTGAGGGGGCCGACGGTAGTCTTTGGGGCCGCTGGAACGGCGAATCTAGTAGTTGATGTCTCTTGGGCTGAAGTGTCAGCTTACTAATGAATGTCAATATTTCTAGCAGGTGGCGTAACACCACCCGCAGCACCGAGCTGGATCATAGGATGGAAACAGCCATCCTATAGTTTTACCCCTGAATATTGGGTAGACCGTAGCGGGCAGAGATTCCCGTTTTCGGTAGCAGTAGCGACCACTCCGTTCTTTGCAAGGCTTCCGCAGCAACGGAACTGGTTCGAGGTCAATGACGAGGCGAGGCGCAGGGAAGAGTATCGTCCATTCTTCACGCAGTCTGGTCTTTCGTTACAAGCAAGACTAGAAGCGAAGCGCAGGGATGTTGATCCTGAGATAGATGTCAGGCGGGAAACAATATTCCCGTTCCCGGTCGTTGTTACGCAGACAACGCCGTTCTTTGTCTACCAGACAGAGAAGCGCAGGTGGATTGAGCCTGAGACATTCCGAGCGCAGGAACAGTCATCAAGACCGTTCTTTGTTCAGGCTGGGCTTTCACTACAGGCAAGACTTGAGGATCGTCGGTGGAATTGGGAAACGCCCCTTCCGACGCAGGAAACGCTGCGCTTTCCGTTCCCGACGGTTGTTGTCCAAACCACACCGTTCTTTGTCTATCAGTCTCCACAACGGACATGGTTCGAGACAAACGAACCTGCAAGGAAGTCTGAGGAGTTCCGGCCGTTCTTTACTCAGAATGGACTGAATCTCCCGCTCCAGGTTGAGAAGTGGTCGAGGATAGAAGCAGAGGGGCAGCCGCGGCAATACGATGGATGGGGCGCTTATAGACCCTTCTGGACACCTCCCGCTGCGCCGACTGGATGGACGTCTGCGTTCAGCGTTGAGAAGTGGCACCGGATTGAAGCTGAACCGTTCCGCAGGGTTAGCGAGGATGGTTGGTCAGCGTTTAGAGTCTTCTGGCAACAGCCTCCTTATGGCGGGCACTGCGCATTCAATGCGACCGCGTTCAGTCCGGCGTTCGCATCGTGCCGAGAGGTCGAGGACGAAGATCGTCATACGCCTGGGCGGGTCATTCGCGATGACTGGTGGAAGGCTAAACCGGCCACTCATCCCATCTCCGCCAGATACGACAAAACACCGTCTGATTACGCGGACGAATCCGGAAAGATCGGCAATGAGGTAGTCAAGTTAAGGGCCGAATCCGCCCGATTGCGCATTGAGATCGTCAGATTAGAGGCCGAGATCAATGCGGATGGCGTGAGACGGCTGAACGAACAGGCAGCAATTGAGCAAAAGCTGCTTTTTGCAAGACAGGCCGCATTGCTTGTTGCGGTGCATGAAGCAGTATTGCTCGAAGAAATGGAAGTGATAGACGTAGCCTACATCGCGGCAGTGATTGCCGTTCAAACGCAGTGAGCATTCACCTGAGGAATTGACAATGAACGAAGAAAATGGTATAAGTGGGACCGGAATCGAAGCAACGGAAGTTTCCGATCCGATTCAACCGGAGCAATCCGACCCCCCCGTCCAGGCCACGGAAGAACAGAAGGCTGAAGAGCAAACGCCGGAGCAGCAGGAAGAAAAGCGTCAATCCAGGCGGGAACGGGCAAGAGCGCGAGATGCAGCAAAACTCGCCGAGGCCCAGACCGAAGCTCGGATGTTACGCGAGCAATTGGACCGACAGCAAGCCAAGGCCGCACCTGTTACCGACTCTGAGCCGCAGCGAGAATCGTTCGATACCCTTGAAGATTACCATCGCGCCCTAGCACGTCACGAAGCGCGGCAGGAAGCCTCCAAGCTGATCGAGGGACAACGCAAAGCCCAGACCGAGCAGGAACAGAAAGCCAGGACCGAAGCGAGTGATGCGGCGATTGCCAAGTCATGGGAAAGTTCCGAAGTGGCATTCCGCAAGGAGGCCACGGATTACGATGAGGTGGTAGGCGAGTTTATCGCCGCCGAACTGCCGTCACTGGATGCCAATGCAAAGCGCGCCATCCTTGAATCAGATATCGGGCCAAAGCTGCTGTATCACTTGGCCAAGAATCCAGAAGAGGCCGAGCGCATTGCCAAACTCTCACCAGTCAGACAGGTGATTGAAATAGGCAAGATGGAAGAGCGTGTTGTGCCTGTCAAGCAAGGTTCCAAGGCTCCGCCCCCGGTCAGTGGCGTGAAGGGATCTAGCGCCATTCAGAATTACCGCGAAGATATGTCTGATGCCCAATACAAGGCGTACCGGAAAGCAACCGGAGCCAAGTGGGCGCAATAGTTAACCACGACAAAGGAAATCAACCGTGTCAAATACCCTAGTAACAAGCTCCATCGTCGCACGCGAAACGCTGCCGATTCTGGAAAACATGCTCACCTTTGCCAAGTTCGCGAATCGCGATTGGCAGGATGAGTACACCTCCAACATGTCCCGCGGTTATGCCCCGGGCCAGACCATCAACATCCGCAAGCCTCCGCGTTACACCTATCGTGCTGGCCGTGTCGCGGTGCCGCAAGCCACCGTCGAGACCACCGTCCCGTTGGTGCTGCAGCAAGGCGGTTGCGATGTCAACTTCACCTCTCTGGAACGCACCATAAGCCTTTCCAAGCTGGAAGACAAGATCGCTGCCGTCATTGCGCCGGTGGCGAACGAAATCGACCGCCAGGGCTTGCAGATGGCGCATTACAATACCTACAACGCACTGAACAGCACGGGCGCTTTGCCGACCACCCAGATCGGTGCCATTCAGGTACTGACGGCCATGAATCAGCGGCTGGACGAAATGGGCGCGCCGGTCAAGGATGGCGAGCGTTACGCGGTGATCAACCCGTCCCTTAACGGCGCGATGATCCCGGGCTTTGCCGGACTGTTCAACATGGCGGAGCGCGTGTCGGGTCAGTACAAGACCGGCTACATGCAGGATGCTTTCGGTATCCATCCCGGCATGGACCAGAACGTGGATGTGCACACCAACGGCGCTGCGACCGCGACCAACATCAACGGTGCCGGTCAGACGGGTTCGAGCATTACCGTTGTTGCGGTTGCGGGTGGCACGTTGACCAAAGGAACGGTCATCACTCTGCCGGGCGTGTTTGCGGTCAATCCTCAGTCCCGCACCTCGACCGGTCAGTTGGCTAACTTCGTAGTAACCGCCGATGTGGCGGCCGCTGCGGTGACCATCCCGATCAGTCCGGCGATTGTGACCTCTGGCGCTTTCCAGAACGTGACCGCCTCCCCGACCACGGGTTCGCCTTACGTCATTGTTGGCGCCGCCTCCACGAGCTATAACTGCAACGTTGGCTTCCACAAAGATGCCTTTACGCTGGCGATGGTTCCGATGTGGGCACCGGCTGGTGGCAAGGGCGTTATCTCAGTCGCGCAAAAGACACAGAACGGATTCACCGTCAAGGTGACCGAGTTCTACGACGGCGCGAACGATAACAGCATCATGCGGGTTGACGTGCTGTTCGGCTGGGCTGCGACCTATCCCGAACTCAGCACCAAATACTACGGCGTGTAATCCCTCAATCTCAAGCAAAGGACATCATCATGGCAGTTACTCTAGTACGTCCCTATGTGGGATACGCCGCCGGAACAGTGGTCAATCTCCCGACCAATGTGGAATCGGCACTCGTTGCGCAAGGTCTGGCAACCGCCTCCGCCGTTGCCAGCACCTCGACGGGCGCCGTCACGGCCAATATCACGTCGGGTATCGCGGCGATTGCGGCAGGCAATTCCTCGGTTGTCATTACCAACAACCTGGTTGACGCCTCCAGCAAGATCATTGCGTACGTGTCACAGGCGGCGGCTGACGGCACTCTGCTGCGGGTTGAGCGGATTGTCCCGGCAGCGGGATCGTTCACCATCTTCGGCACGGCCAACGCAACGGCTACCACGCTGATCGCATGGGCGCTGATCCTCCAGCAAGGCGAGACGCAGCTTAACTAAGGGAAAGGGGGCGGGGAAACTCGCCCCCTCTTAAATGGCAACAGCACTTGATCTGTTCAAGGATGCGCTCTCCCTGACCAATGCGTTGGGCGTGGGGCAGGAACTGACGGCGGACGAGTCCCAGACCTGTCTGCGCGTTGCCAATCGCATGCTGGACAACTGGTCTACGCAATCCCTTACGGTCTACGGACAGGCGGACCAGACCTTCAACACCGTTGCCGCACAGGCGACCTACACGATAGGCCCGACGGGTAATTGGGTGACCACTCGTCCGATTCACATCAATGATCCGGCCTACACCACATACCAGAGCGTGTCGTTTCCCATGCTGTCTATGACACCACTGGAATACGACCTGATCTATTACAAGACCCAGCCGAACGTGTACCCGTACAGGTACATGTACAGCAATGACATGCCGAACGGAACAATTACCCTCTGGCCCGTGCCGAGTGGCATTGTCCCCGTTACGTTTACAATAGAGCGAGTGCTAACTACGCTCACTAATTTGAATACCGTATTCGCGTTCCCTCCAGGGTACGAGCAGGCTTTTGTCTACAACCTTGCCATTCTGCTGGGGCCGCAATTCGGCGTCGAGATGAGCAACTATCCCGATACCAAGGAGATCGCCGCAAGTTCTCTCGGCGACATCAAGCGCGCCAATGCCAAGCAATCGCTGCGCGTGATGCGATCCGGTACTGAGTACAGCGATCCGGGCCGTCAAGGCTCGCCGTATGGATGGATGGTATGGCCGTAGCCCCTCTCTATGGCATAGGGATGGCGAACGGGCAGACGACCGTTATCACGTCAAAGCTGCTGACAAACATTTACTGCGAAGTCCGTCCCGTGGGCGAAAAGTCTCAACTGGTCGGGCTGGGCTTTCCCGGGCTTGATCTGTTCGTGGACTTTGGTGCGACGCCGGTTCGCGGCATGCTGGCGGTGGAGCAAAACGACAAGCTCTATGCGGTCTATCGTGGTGTGCTGAAAGAGATCAATAACGCCGGTGTATCGGTTGACAGGGGTTCGCTAGGAACCACGTCAGGCGGCGTGGTGATGGCCCACAACGGCACGCAGGTCATGATCGTTGATGGGACATCGGGCTACATCTTCAACACGCTGACGAACGTCTTTGCGACCATCACGGACGTAGACTTTCCGGCCAATCCGACGTCGGTATGCTTTCAGGATGGCTACTTCATTGTGGGATTTGCTAATGGCAAGTTCTACATTTCTGCCTTGTACGACGGGTTGACGTGGGCGGCGTTGGACTTTACGACCGCGAATGCCATCCCTGACAAACTGATCCGCATCTTCTCGGACCACGGCGAACTGATCGCGTTTCAGGATACCGCCACCTCGTTCTTTGGCAATACAGGCGCGGCTGACTTTCCCTTCGACCGCATCCAGGGTGCTGATGCAGAATGGGGGCTTGCCGCTAGAGACTCCGTGGTCAAGTACGACAATTCAGTCGCCTTCCTGTCCAAGAATAGAATGGGCGAAGTGGTCGTGGGAAAGTTGACCGGCCGGCAGTTCCAGAAACTGTCCACTCCAGACTTGGACAAGATCATCAATTCGTACACGGTGACATCCGACGCGGTAGCGTTTAGCTACTTGCTGGGGTCTCACCCTATGTATCAGATCAACTTCCCCACGCAGGGCGTGAGCTGGAGTTTCGACGGAACGACAAGCATCTGGTCCAAGCGCAAGTCTTACATGATCGAGCGCCATATCTGCGAACGGGGAACCGCATACCTGTCCAAGATCGTGTTGTCCGATTACAACACCGGGAAGCTGTACCGCATCAATCCTCTGACCCTGACCGAAAATGGATCTCCCATTGAGGGCGAGATCATCGGCGAGCATTGGGACACGGAACTCAATTACATGTCCATTGACCGCATCCGGCTGGACTTTGAAGTGGGAACCGGAGTGGATACCGAACCCGCGACGCAAGTCATGATGCAACTGTCTCGAGACGGCGGCAAGACCTACGGCGCAGAGCAATGGCGCTCGGCTGGATTGCTGGGCGATTACGTCAAGATCGTAGAGTGGAGACGGCAGGGAACCATGCGCCGTCTGACAGCCAAGTTTCGCATCACCGATCCGATCCGCCGAGTCATTACCGGCGTTTACCTGAATTCTAAAAGCTGATGGCGCTGATCAATATTCCTCCTATCGTACCTGGCACCGTGGATGAAACAGGCCTGCCGAGCAGGGCGATGTCCAACTGGATGATGCAGGTATTCCGGCTGTGCTTTGACACGCAGAATTCCGGCACTACGGCGCAACGTCCGACCGCGAATCTGTATCCCGGCAAGTTCTACTTTGATACCAGTCTTGGCGCCAACGGTAAGCCGATATGGGTCAACAAAGCATCGACAGGGTGGGTGCTGGCAGACGGGACCGCAGCATGAACGATATCGCGATACCCGATAACAGGAAGGCCGTCGAAGCATTACAGGCCAAGATGCTTGACATGCCACAGATTGAACTGCGGACGGATCATTATCACGCCGATGGCATGTACGCCCGGGTAGTACACAGACCGGCTGGGACTTTGATCGTTGGCAAGGTGCACAAGAAGGAACACTTCTACATCGTGACCAAAGGCCGCATTCAGGTCGGAAGGAATATCTATCAAGCTGGTGACGTGATCGTGTCACGGCCGGGAACCAAGCGGGCGGTCTATGCGCTGGAAGATAGCATCTGCATGACTGTGCATCGCACCGCAAAGAAGAATCTTGACAAGATCGAAAAAGAATTGGTCGAGAAAGACTCCATGGCGCTATTTGATGCCACCAACAAACTGAAAGTGCAGGTGTTGAAATGACGTGGGTTGCCGCTGGAGTCGCACTATACGGAGTCATGTCCGCTCAAGATGCAGCAGGCGCACAGGCCAATCAGGCGAACAATTCTGCTGCACTTGCTGATAAGCAATACCAGCAATCGCGTACTGATCTGGCGCCCTATCGCAATAGCGGTGCGCTGGCCAATGCCAGACTGATGGCGTTGCTTGGGATTGGCAATGGCAGCACTACGGGCGGCTATGGCAGTTCGTCCATGACCGCACCTGCAGCGCCGAACAAGGATAACTATTG